CTACTTAACTTCCTTTCTAACGCAGATCGCCCAATGATTGATTCAGTTTCTCGCGGTACAATGCCAGAATTTGGAAAAACATTTGAGTTGCCTAAGATTACTGAAGTGCCTCTAGTCGATCAGATCGATGAGAACTCACCAGTAACAGAGTCACAACTTGAAGCATCATTTATCACAGTTACAAAGAAGTCCTTTAAGGGTCGTGCAATCACTACTCTAGAATTGCTAACAAACTCAACACCAGCGTTTCTAGATGAGCTTCTTGTCCAGATGGAATACGCTTATGCAAAAGATACTGAAGAATTTGTAACAACTGCTATTCAGGGCGCAGGTACTCTTAACGCAACAGCACAGGCTAACTCAGCAACAGGTTTGCTAAGTTATGTTTCAAGCGCAGCAGCAGCAGTTTATTCTGCTTCACTTGGTTTTGCTCGCAACATGGTTGTCACACCAGAGCAATGGGCTAACATCATGTCATACAATGATGCTGGTCGACCAATTTACATCGCTGCAAATCCTCAAAATAATGCAGGAGCACTTTCACCAACAAGCTTGCGCGGTAATGTTGCAGGTCTTGATCTTCGTGTATCTCGTTACATGAAGGGTTCTGGTGGAGTAGGAACAGCAGATTATTCAATGGCTGTCATCAACCCAGATGCTTACACATGGTACGAAGGTGCTCGTCAGCAGCTTCGCACTAATGTTAACTCAGACGGAACTGTAGACATTCTACTATTCGGTCAGGGAGCACTTGCCACTAAGTTAGCGGCTGGCGCAAACTGGTTCAACCTAACCTGATAACTAGGTAACTAAGTCGCTCTGGGGAGTAGTAGCCCTCTACTCCCCAGAGTCTTTAGAAAGGAAACAAGATGGCTCTCACGACAGTAAGTGAATTACGCTCCACACTCGGAGTCGGCACCCTGTACACAGATGCCGTTTTGCAGGAAGTATGCGATGCGGCAGATGCAGTCCTACTTCCAATGTTATGGAGTCCTACCTACTTCACAGTAGCTCATGAGAATATTGTTGGGCAGGGAACTCTTTACTTTAACGATTCTGTAAAAGAAATCTTTTATGTAGGTCAAACAGTAACAATTTCTCATTCTGGATCCTCTTACAATGGCAGTAAAGTTATTACAGCCGTTGGAGATTATTCAATCAGCATGGTTACAAACCACGCGACAGCGCAGCCTAAGCATGCTATTGCGCCTTATGGATCAGTCGCTTCAAGAACTTACACAGACTGGACAAACGATATGGCAGTCCAGCAAAGTGCTCTTATGATATCTGTTGAAATCTGGCAAGCGCGTACAGCCACCCTTTCGGGCAGTAACGCAGTAGATTTCCAGCCAAGCCCTTACCGAATGAGCGCACAGCTACTCGCTAAGGTGCGAGGATTGATCGCTCACGCACTTGATCCACGTTCGATGGTGGGCTGATGCCTGTTGCCATCACTACTCTTAGAACCACTTTAGCAACTGCTCTAGTAGATAATGCTAAGTGGCAAACCTTTGCCTTTCCACCGGCAACAGTCCTTGCTAACTCTGTTATTGTGTCACCAGATGATCCTTATTTGACACCAACCAATAATCAACACATTGGGATCAGTCCAATGGCTAACTTTAAGATTATTATGACTGTGCCTCTATTCGACAATGAAGGCAACCTAAACGGGATTGAAGATACTGTCTGTGGCGTGTTCGCAAAGCTCGCAGCATCATCTCTCGTCTATAATGTAAGCGCAATCAGCGCACCAAGTATTCTCAACGCTGCTTCGGGAGACCTTCTCAGCTGCGAGATGTCCGTATCAATCCTTACGAGTTGGAGTTAAAATGTCCGAGTGGGAAAAAGAAAACGAAGCCTTCCTGATCAAGATCGGGCAGGTAGCACCAGCAGTATCAAAGCCAGCAACTACTAAGAAGGACGAGGAATAATCTCATGGCTGTATTTCTAAATAACAATGTAGGTGTGAAGATTAACTCAGTCGATCTTTCAGACCATGTAACAGCAGTAACAATCAACCGCGCATTTGATGAGCTAGAAGTAACAGCTATGGGAGATAACTCACATAAGTTTGTTAAGGGTCTAGAGTCATCAACTGTGACTATCGACTTCCTAAACGACACAGCAGCAACAAATGTATTGGCAACACTACAAGCTGCATGGGGAACAACAGTCACATGTGTATTTCTACAGACAAAGGGAACAGCAGTTTCAGCGACTAACCCTCTGTACACAGTCTCGTTGCTAGTCAATAACACAACAGACATCAATGGTGCTGTTGGCGATATTGGCACACAGTCGATTACATTTACTGCTAACTCAACAGTTGCAGTAGCTACAACAGGCACATTCTAAACAAACTATAAAGGGGCAAACCATGGCAAAACTAAAGATCGTTCGTAATGATGGAAGCGTACTAGAAGGAGAAATCACGCCTGCCGTGGAATACTCCTTCGAACAGTACGCTAAAAAGGGCTTTCATAAAGCGTTTCGAGATGACGAAATGCAGACCTCGGTCTATTGGCTAGCTTGGGAAGTAACACGCAGGTCAGGTGAAACTGTTAAGCCTTTCGGGATTGAATTTATCGAAACATTAAAAAGTGTTTCTGTGGAGGATTCAGACCCTTTAGCTTAAAGCGCGATCTTCCGTTCACCTACCTAATTGCTAGGCTAAGCATTAGGTTAGGGATCGCGCCACAGCAATTATTAGAGCTAGATCGAACAATGCTCAATGCATTGTTTCAAGGTCTCACGGATGAAGCAAAGGAGTCAGCAGATGCCAGTCGAGTTCGCAGGCGTAAATGATCTCCGTAAAGCCTTAAAGGCTTATGCTCCAGACTTGGACAAAGCTCTAAAGAAGGAATTGAAAGCGATTGCAGAGCCTCTGGTCAATAAAGCCAGAGGTTATGCGCCTGCTACCCCGCCTGTTAGCAACTGGGGCAGACAAGGCGGTCGTTTTCCTTTCTATGATGCTTCAACAGTTAAAGCGGGCATTCGTTTCAGCACAGCTAAATCTAGGAAGAATAACCGAGGTTTTTCTTCTAGCACACGCATTGTTAACGCTAGTGCGGCAGGTGCTATCTATGAAACAGCAGGGCGTTTACCATCTGCCAATAAACCTAATTCACGTCCCAATTTTGTAGCCTCTATGGGCGGGGAAATGAAAGGCAGAGGAAAAGAACAGGGTCGACTTATCTATCGCGCATGGGAAGAAGATCAAGGTAAAACTCGCGATGCCATCATTAAGGCAATCATAAGAACTAATGATCTATTTCAATCTAAAACAGGCGGAGCAATTACTCGCGGGATTAGGAAGGCTGCATAATGGCTTCACAATCAAACATTGACATTAAGATCCTTGCCGAGTTTTTAGGTAAGAGTGCCTTCAAGCAAGCAGACACAGCAGTCGGCAAACTTAACAAAAGCGTTAAGTCTTTAGGTGCTTCTTTTGGTATTGCTTTTGGTGGCGCAGCCCTTGGTGTTGCGATCAAGAAAACAATTAGAGATTTCGCAGATGCCGAGCGTGAGACACAGCAACTAACTAACACAGTCAAGAATTTAGGCTTAGCCTTTGCTGCTCCAGAAGTAGATGCTTATGTGCAGAAGATCGGCAAGCTCTATGGAGTTACAGGCGATCAGGCAGTCCCAGCAATGCAGGCATTATTAACTGCAACTGGATCAGTATCTCGATCTACAAAGATCATGAATGTTGCCCTTGACCTTGCAGCTAGTCGTAACGCCGATGTCGCATCCGTTGCAAGCGATCTTGCTAACGCTTATGTTGGAAACACAAAGGGACTTAACCAATACAGATTAGGTCTCACAAAGGCTGAACTTGCTGCTATGTCCTTTGATGAGATCTTAGAAAAGATTGGGAGCCAGACATTAGGCTCAGCCGATGAAGCTGCTAAAACTCTTAGCGGTCAACTTGCTATCCTTTCAGAAGTCAGCAACCAAGCTAAAGAGCGCATTGGTGGCGGCTTAGTTCAAGCCCTTGGTGGTCTTGGTGGTGAAAATGGCGCAGGTGGCGCAGCAAAGAACATCGAAAATCTTTCGATTAAACTCACTAACGCAATTACAGGTTTCGGATATTTAGTCCAAGAAATAAAGATTGCTCAACCTATTCTTGTCGCAGCAGGTCTTGCTATCGGTCTTGCATGGGCTCCATGGCTTACTGCGATTGGTGTTGCAGCAGTAGCCATTGGTGCTATTGGCAATGCAATGAGAAAGTCCAATCCGCCGCAACCTATGAACACGGGAAAGTTATTTTTTCCTAGTGGTGGCGATGGTGGATATAAAGAGCGTTTAGCAGCTGAGAAGAAAGCAGAAGCTGCTGCAGCAGCTCGCGCCAAGAAATTACAAGCCATGGCAAAGGCTTCTGAGAAAGCACAAAAAGATGCTCTTAAACTTGCTAAGGCTAAGGCAGTTTTTGACCTACAGAAGATCCAGATCGAAGCAGCCCTCAAGGGTAAGATCTCAGAAGAAGATAAGATCCGCCTAAAGCTAATGAAGGCGATTGAAGATGAAAACATCACCAATGTTGAAAAGTATCAGAAGGCTCTAGAAGTTGCTCAGACAAAAACTAAAGAATTAACTGAATTACTTGCAACAGTTAAAGCGATGGAAATCAAAGACCCATTTGGCGCGTGGTCGGTTGATCCACTTACTGAGGCTATCAATGAGCTTACTACGTCAATGTTTTCTGTACAGACACAGATCCAAGCCAACGGCAGAGAGTGGTCATCTTTTGCTAACTCTGTAGCAACTACAGTCATTAGACCTAACCTTTCAGAGTGGTCATCATCTTTTGGCGCAGCTGGATCGGCTGCTGCGACAGCAACGGCAGCGGCAACCGCAGCGGCATTAAAAGCACAGCAAGATGCTTTGACTGCCCAATCAACAGCAGCATCAGCAGCGTTACAAGCACAAAGCGCAGAACAGTTAGCAGCTCTCAAGCAGCGTTTAGCCGAGGAGGCTGCAGCCTATAAAGAGTTAATGGAAGCAACCGCAGCAGCGGCAGAAGCGGCATTATTAACAGGTGCTAACGAATACACTACTGGCAACCTAGCCAAGATAGCCTCAGAAGCGGCAGCGCAAGCAGCTGCAGCAGCAGCGGCAGAAGCCGCAGCAGCTCAAACAGCTGGAACGACTACAGGCGGATCAACAAAGATTGAAGTTACTGTTTCAGGCGATCCGTTTACTGATCCTAACGCTGTAGCAGAAAAGGTCGTAGAAATTATTCGCCAAGCTGGTAATCGTGGCACAGTAGAAGTGTTAGGTTTTGAGTAATGCCTTGGTTACCAGAATGGCGAGTGACAATCAATGATGATGTCTATACAAATGTCACAGCAGTATCTTTCGCATCTGGTCGTTTAGATATTGACCGCCAGCCTACGGCTGGCTACTGCCGAGTACAGATTATCAATACAGATGGCTCACCCTTCACCATCAATGTCTCAGAAACAATCACACTAGAGCTTAAGAATTCATCTGGCACTTATGTAACTGTATTCGGTGGCGAGGTTTCGGATTTCTCCATCGGAGTTAGAAGCCCAGAAGAAACTGGCTTTATTACCATGGGCACAGTCCTAGGCGTAGGAAGCCTTGCAAGGCTTACTAAGGCTGTTTACAACACAGCCCTAGCAGAAGGCTTAGACGGGGCTCAAATCGCCGCTATCCTTGGCTCAGCCCTTTCCCTGCCATGGTCAGAGGTGTTACCTACATTAACGTGGGCAACATACCCAGCAACTACTACATGGGCTAACGCTGAAACCAGCGTAGGCGAAATCGATGCAGGGTTCTACACCATGATTGCTCTTGCAGCTTCTGCATCTGCTAAATCAAACACGCTTGCAGATCAAATAGCCAACAGCGCACTTGGTCAAATCTTTGAGACTAAATCTGGCAAAGTTGATTATGCCGATGCAGATCACCGCTCGACCTATCTTGTCGCTAATGGCTACACAAACCTAGATTCCTCTTACGCATCCCCTAGTACTATTCGCTCAACTACACAGACCTCTCGCATCCGCAACAGTCTTATTTATCGCTATTCAACAGGATATGCATCAACCTACACGGCTTCCGATAGTAACTCGATTGTTTCTTATGGGCTTTATGAGCGTTCGTATGAGTCAAACATTAAGAATTCAACTGACATAGATGACATCGCAGCAAGAGAGCTTAGCCTTCGTGCTACCCCTAGAGGCTCTTTAGAAACGATTACCTTTAGACTAGATAACCCAGACATGCCTAGCGTATTACTTGACCGCCTTATCGGGGTCTTTTTTGGTCAGCCTGTTCTGATCCAAAACTTACCAAGCAATATGCTTGATGGCTCTTTTGGTGGTTTTGTTGAGAATGTAGTAATGAATGCTACGCCTACCTTCGTTGACCTTACCCTTTATATTTCAGCTACACCATTCTCGCTGAGCCTTTTACAATGGCAGACAATTACGCCTGTCGACCTCATTTGGACTGAGGTAAATGGTACACTTACTTGGACTAACGCGATCGGAGCTTTAACCTAATGGCAACTACAACGACTAACTTCGGGTTCGATATCCCACAGAGTTCAGACCTAGTTAAGGATGGCGCGACCGCGATCGCAGAGCTTGGTCAGGACATCGATACCAAGTTCGCAGGTCTCACAGTCAATGCCCAGACTGGCACTACCTATACAGCAGTCAAGGCAGATGGACTCAACGCTATTGTCACAATGGACAACGCATCGGCTAATACTTTCTACATTCCAACAGATGCCACATACGCTTTCCCTACTGGCACTACTTTAATTGTGTACATGAAGGGTGCAGGAGTAACAACAATTACTGCGACAACTCCGGCAACAACTACAGTAGTCAGCGCAGGTGCAGTCATTGGCTCGCCTGTTTTGGCTCGTTACAAGTCAGCAGCTTGCATCAAGATCGCTGCTAACTCATGGATCGTAGTGGGTGCAGTTGCCTAATGCTCAATTCATTAGTCGGGATTATTGCCTCTAGCGGTGCGCCTGTTGCAGGTGGGGCTTACGAGTCTATTGCTACGGCTGTTGGTACTGGATCTAATAGCAGTATAACTTTTAGCAGCATCCCTAGCACTTACACTTCATTGCAAATTCGTGCAATGTATAAAGATGTTACCAATCAAGGTCAATGGTGTCAGTATAATCTTCGATTCAATTCAGACACAGGAAGTAATTATTGGATTCATTACCTTGCAGGTACTGGTTCGGCAGCAAGCGCAAGCGGATCTAGTAGCACTCGTATTTCTATTAGATATTCTGGAGCCGATTCGAGTCCAAGCGCAAATACTGTTGGAGTTTCAATTATAGATATTCACGACTATACGAGCAGCACTAGAAATAAAACAGTTAGAGCGTTGGCTGGTGTAGATACAAATAGTGCAGATGGTGGTATTGCGTTAACTTCAGGATTATGGCTATCAACCTCAGCGATCACTTCGATAACAGTGAGTGCGGCTCTGAGTAATTTTACTGCTAATTCTGTTTTCGCACTATACGGAATCAAGGGAGCGTAAATGCCAGCAACATACGAGCCAATCGCTACTACGACTCTAGGTACTGCAGCAAACAATGTAACTTTCAGTTCGATTCCAGCAACTTACACAGATTTGCGTATGGTTATTGTTACTGGGTGTGATTCAGGTGCAACTGCATCCAATTTTACATTTAATGGCGATACTGGAAGCAATTACTCAAATACTAATTTAACTGGAGATGGCACAACCGCTGCTTCAGGTCAAGCAACCGGTGCTTTTAACATTAATGCTTTAGGCGTACTTGATTCTTCTACAGGCAAACGAGGGATGACAACTATTGATGTTTTTTCTTATGCTGGTTCAACAAATAAAACTGCATTGATTACAACTTCAAGAGATGCAAATGGTTCTGGAACAGTTGGACGTGTAGTTGGATTATGGCGTAATACTGCTGCTATAACCTCTATTCGTTTTTTTGTTTCTAACAATCTATGTGCAGGTTCAACAGCCACCCTCTACGGAATACTAAAGGCATAAGATGGCAAATACATACACACTTATTTCCAGCAATGTGCTAAGCAGTTCTGCTGCAAGCGTGACCTTTTCTTCTA